CGATACCGAGGCGTCGCACTAGACGAGATAGAAAAGATCCCCGCCATCGAGGACAAGGACATATTTGAAGATGACAGTGATAAGCGCGTGGGCGTGTATGTGCGGGTCTCCACAGACGATCCCCGGCAGACCTCCTCTTTTGAGCTGCAAAGAAACCATTACACAGATCTGATCGACCGACGCCCGGGGTGGCATCTTGTGAAGATCTACGCAGACGAGGGTATTTCCGGCACCTCGCTGAACCACCGTGACGCATTTATGCAGATGATTGAGGATTGTAAGCGTCATAAGATCGATCTGATAATCACAAAAAGTGTGTCCCGTTTTGCCCGTAACATCTACGATTGCATCGGCCAGGTACGTATGCTTGCGGACTTAAAACCACCGGTTGGCGTTCTGTTTGAAACAGAGAACATTTACACCCTCAAGGAAGGCAGCGAAATGGCACTCTCCTTTATAGCCACCTTGGCACAAGAGGAGTCCCGAACAAAAAGTAGTGCTATGAATCTCTCCTATGAGATGCGGTTCAGCCGAGGTATCTTTATGACTCCGGAGCTGCTTGGGTACGATAAGGATGAGGACGGCAATTTAGTGATCAACGAAGACGAGGCACTCACCGTCCGGTTGATATTCTTTATGTTCCTCTACGGATACACTGTGCAGCAGATCGCAGAAACGCTGACCAACTTAAAACGGGTCACAAAGCGTGGAAATTACAAATGGACAACCAGTTCCATACTGGGTATCTTGCAAAATGAACGCCACTGCGGTGATGTGATCGCCCACAAGACCTGGACGCCCAATTTTCTAACCCATAAGTCAGTAAAAAACGAGGGTGAGAATCTAAAGAAGCCCAAGTACATAAAGCGAAATCATCACGAGAGTATCATTTCCCGGGATGACTTTATTGCTGTTCAGCAGCTCATTTCTTTCAGTGACAGAGGCAGAACCGGAATGTTGCCACAGATCCACGTGGTGGACAAGGGTGCGTTGCGTGGTTTTGTGATCATCAACCCCCGGTGGGCAGGGTTTACAGCGGAGGACTACCTCACTTCGGTAGAATACATTACCCCCTCTTTCAAAGAGGAGGTTATTGCCGATAGCACGGTCACGCCAGAGATCGGCACCGTGGATCTGCGTGGTTTTGAAATTGTCCGGGGTCAGTTCTTCGGTGCCAATCGTGCGTGTACCATCACGCTGACACCGGAAGTAATGCGGTTTACAGCTTCCTGCCTACAAAAACTGGATAACTGCCGCCTGATCGAACTGCTTTTTGATCCCATCCGCAAACTGTTGGTAGCACGACCTACTGCAAAAGGAAACCGGAATGCTATCGAGTGGTTGTATTTTGACGGCAAAAAATATCACGCCCGGAAGGTTCTCGGCAGAGCATATTTGCCGGTAATTTTTGAGCTTATGCAGTGGAATACAGAGTGGCCGTATTCTATCCAGGGTGAGTGTCTTGGCAACGGTGAGGACTCATTCCTGCTGTTCGATCTGAACGATGCCGAGGGTGTGATCCGGCAGAAAAAGGTTGAAGCCGAAACGGATATAGCCGTTCTCCCAACGGCAGGATCCCCAAATCAACCCGTCAAAGCAATGCCCCAGGAGTGGTTATCCAGCTTTGGCTCCGAATACTATGCCCCCGCCGCCATTGCTCCGGCAGAAGAGTCTCCGTCCGGCTGGAATGTGCAGGCTTCCGGTAAACCAATGCCTCGGAATGATAGCTTTGTTGCCACCAGCGAAGCAGATCTAAAAAAAGGCATCAGCTCACTTATCGAAACTATGACAGAAGGAAGTGCTGGCAATGAATGAACAGATGATGATTGGCATAGGTGATGCCGAGGCTGTGGAGGGTCTCCTCATTGATCCCGTTACTGGGAAAGAGGACGAATTTACCCCAGTGGAGAACTTCTCTTATGCCGGTTATCAAATCACCCGTGAGGAGTTCTTTGCCCACGCAAAGGAGCCGGCTCTATGTCTTTGTGAAAACAAGCTCTACGTCAACAAGGTGTGTCTGCGGAAAGCTCCGGACACCTCTAGAGTATTGGTGATGGTATCTCCGGAACAGAAAAAGATTGTTCTCAAACCTTGCTCCGAAGAAACGAAGGACTCTGTTCCCTGGATAACTGCCAGAGGTAATGCTCGGCAAGTTACCTGCAAGCCGGCCTTCTGCGCCCTTATTGCAGATTTGACTGGATGGAACTTAAATAACCGCTACAAAATGATCGGCAAGATGGTCCGCAACAAGGGAGAACGACTATTCATTTTTGATTTGGATGCTGCCCTCATTTACCCCAGGCAAGCAAAGCTGGACGAAGAAGGAAATATTGTTCACAGCAGACCGACCCGAGAGCCGGTGTATATGGAATCTTGGCGGCACCAGTTCGGATTGCCTGTGGAAGAGCATGAACGGCAATACTCCATCAATCGCTTTGATGACTATGTGGTTATTTCTGTGCAGGGAAAGAAACCACAAACCAAAAAGAAACCCGCACTAGATAAGGAGGACGCATAATGCAACTTATACTTACCGAGCCAACCACGGGCGTATCTGTTGATATCAAGAAACGCCGCATCCGTATTTCCCGTAAGATATTTCAGCAGCTGAATATGCCAGAGTATTTCCGCATTTTGGTCAATCCCAGCTCCAAAGGGATGGTGATTGAGGGGTGTCCGGAAGCTGCAAAGGGTGCGTATCAACTGTCCAAAGTTCCAACCCACAGAACTTCTTATGAACTGACAAGCACCAGCTTAATGGGAGAGCTTGTACAGGTCGCAGGATTTTCCGGACTGGATTTGGTAAAGCTGATCGGATATCCAATTGCGGGACAAGCAGCACTCTTTTTTCGCATGGAAACTCAAGCAAACGAAAGAGGGGTCTGATATGGCCGATACTACCTTTCAAATAGACACGGAGTTTAAACGACTATTACCGGAGCTGTCGGACACAGAGTTAAGCCAATTGGAGTCCAATATCCTAACGGACGGTTGCCGAGATCCCATTGTGGTATGGAATGGCATCATTGTGGACGGGCATCACCGCTACGATATTTGCAAACGGCACAAGCTACCATTTAAGGTTGAGCATAAGAGCTTTAGCTGCCGTGAGGAAGCAATCCAATGGATCTGTATGAACCAAATTGGTCGCAGAAATATTGCTCCGGAGCGGCTTCGATATCAGATCGGCAAGCGCTACAATGTGGAGAAGGTGCTGACCGCCCATAACCCAAGAGGCAAGAACCAGTATTCCGAGGTCGCATCAGGAAATATGATGCGACCTCCCCAAGATGTGCGAATGGGTACGGCGGCTTCCATTGCACGGACCTATAACATTTCTCATTTTGCAGTGCATACCTATAAGGACATTGCCATAGCCATTGATGCCATAGCCGAAAAAGATCGCCGCCTTGCAGATAAGTATTTATCCGGTCAGCTGCGCATCAAGAAAGATGACTTGATGACCATTGCCGGGATGTCCAAATGGCAGGTAAGGGCGCTTACCAACGGCCTGATCCGGCAGCGGAAAACAATATGCCGAACCCAAGATGTTTTAGAAGCACTCTCTACCCGCGATTTACAACTGGAAAACCAAAGTGCCAGAGAGCGTCGACAGGCACAGACCTTTGCAACAATGCCCTCCGTAAAGGATATGCCCGTTCACGATCCGGACGGAGAGGTAGCTAGCCTTTCCTTAACAATCCCGTCCTGGAACTCATCTATTGAGCGTGTATTCAACAAAACCAATATGGAGGACATTTCCGATAAAGCGAGGACGCAGTTACGGGTGGGTCTATTGACTTTGCGTGATAGCATCGACTTGATTTTATTAGCCATTGAGGAGGTAATGGATAATGGCGGATCAATATGAGTACAGCGAATTTGTCCCGGATGTTCATTTTGAACTGATCCCCATAAAAATGTTGGTATCCAATCAGACATACCAACGCCCCATTTCTGCTGCCCATGTGGGGAGAACTGCTCAGCACTTCAATGTCTACCAAATCAACCCGGTGAAGGTCAGCCGCAGAGATGGTACGAACTATGTATTTGATGGACAGCACACAATTGAAACTGTCGCCACCGCATCCGGGTCCCGTGAGACTCCGGTTTGGTGTATGATTTATGACGATTTGGAGTATGAGCAGGAGGCGGATATCTTTGCCAATCAAAAGAAGCACACACGGCCGCTGAAATCCATTGAAATCTTCAACGCTCATGTGGAAGCTGAGAACGATGTGCAGCTGACGATCAAGAGCATTGTGGAAAGCTACAATTTGACCATCTCCGCCCGGAAAGTTCCCGGCTGCGTCAATGCGGTAAGTGCGTTGGAATACATCTTCGATAAATACGGATATCAGGTACTGGATCGTTCCCTGTTCCTGTTGGTCTCAACCTGGGAGGGCGAAACAGATTCCCTGAGTTGCAATATGCTAAAGGGTGTCGCAAAGCTCATCGTTGCTTACGGAGACAACCTAAACGATGAGCAATTTGTGGATCGGCTTAGCAAAGTGTCCGTCCGGGAGATTATCCGCACCGCCAAGGATCGTCACGCCGGCACGCAAGGGTATGCCGAAGCAATGCTCCTTCAGTACAACAAGCGGCTGAAATACCCCCTTCGTTGGAAGTCACTCCACAGTAGCATCGATGCTCAAGCCGGTGTAAGTGAGGTAGACGAAAGTATGCAGATCAGTATGGGCGGTGGCTTTCTTGGTAGTCCTATGGTTGGTGTTTCAGAAGAAGGAGAAGATGTGGACGATGATGAGTTTGATGATGAAGCTGCACCGAACTATGACGGTGCGCTTCCAAACCAAACACTGATGGATAATCTCACTCTCAAAAGTAACGACTAGTTGCCCTGTTCTCTCTTTGTATTCGTTCTAAAGAACGCCCAAAATAACGCATAAGGAGGTTTTGCGAAACTGCCTTTGCCCCTATAATAATGGTTGGAATGAGCATACTCATTCTAAAGGAGGGGCTGCACATGAATATTGAAGCATTGGGCAGTAAAATACAGCAGTTCCGCGAAGCACGTGGTCTTACACAAGAGGAGCTGGCTGTTCAAGCGGGTATCAGTGTAAAGCACATCAGTGTGCTGGAACGCGGTATCAAACAGCCTAGACTCACCACCCTTGTAACCATCGCTGATGTTCTTGGGGTAACGCCAAATGATCTGCTTGCTGAGGACTACGAACACAGCGACTACCTCAAAGCCATCGAGACAAAGGTAGCACCGCTGTCCACTGAAAAGCAGGAAAAAATTTACAAGATCATCTGCACCGTATGTGAGGAATTGTAAAATACGGCTCTCATTACTTACTGAGTATTGGGAGCCGTTTATCTTTTTATATGACAGCGAAATATAAAATGGTTCTCGCAGAACTAGCAACTTGGCTCTGTGGCTCCTGTACCCTCTCCGTTCTCCCAGATATAATATTCTTGGAACTACCCGCTAGTTCTAGAAGGAGGGATTCGTGTGGATCTATGTGCAATTGGAGCCAGAATCAAAGCTGCCAGAGAGCGTGCCGGTTATACCCAGGAGGATCTCGCAGCAGAACTGGATATGAGTCCTACGCACATAAGCGTTCTGGAACGCGGTGTTAAAACACCTAAACTGGAAACGCTTGTGAGAATTGCAAACACCCTCCACGTCTCAACAGATATGCTGTTGCAGGATGTTGCCACCTATGCCAGTGACGGTATTGCTTCTGAGCTGTCTATTGCAATTGCAAAATTACCGCGCAAGGAACAAGAAAAAATACTCAATGCCATCCGTGCATTAACTGAATAATCCATCGAGAGCTGTTCCGGCAGCTCTCTTTTTTATTCGCCAGATTGCGACTGACTTCGACAACCGCTTTATATTATACTCGTTCTAGCAGAACTAGTAGCCCTTTCTAAAAGGGTGGTTCTGCGTGCTGTGGCCACGGCAGAAATACACCAAAAAAGGAATGAGTATTTATGAAAACAATGGATCAACTTTTGGAGCAGTTCACAAGCCGGACGATTTTGGATCAGATGGCAGATCTGTTCCGAGAAAAAGACAAAGAGTTCTTTGGTGATGAGGTGCGTATGCTCACAGCGGTAGCAACGCTCAAAAAAGAACTCCCTGCTGACTTCTCCCCGTCGGTCGATGAATGCATCCGGGCATACGAACTGGATATGTTGACCCGGATTGTGTATGCGGGCTACAATGGGTTTCAGATAAACCTTGCCAATTTCCGCGCACCTTTTGGCATTGATTTTACCCGTATGGAGTTTTTTGACATTGCCAAGGAGCATATCATTGGGCATTTCCCGGAGAACTACGAAGCAAACGCAGTCATTGAAGCCTTTTATAAAGCTCTGCCGGACGAGCTTCAGGAGTATCACAGCCACATCAGTGAGTATTACACCCACTTTGAGTGTGCCGGTCCCAAGTTGGCTCACTATACCGGTTATATGATCGGTAATCGTCTGCTCCCCTGGGTCGAGCCGGGATATCGTGTGGATACAATCCAAACGATGAAATACGAAAGAGAAATGAAAAAATACTGCGGGTACTTACCCATATAACGCAAAAATGCCCCCAAGCAAAACCGGTAGCAAACCGGTAATGCTTGGGGGCATAGATTAATTAGGGATCTTCAATTTCCAACCGGAGTAGATGGTGTTGGACTTGAGTCCGTTCAGTTCCTTGATCTCCGGATACCGGGAGCCATTGCCCAGGTACTTCTTGGCAATATCCCAAAGGGTATCGCCCTTGACCACGGTATGGATGCGGTAGGTTTCCTCGGCCTGCTGCTCCACCGGATAGATGGCTACACCATCATTGGTGAAGACAAAAGTGCCGGGGTTCTTGTCAGCAGCATTCTTGGCATTGGCAAGGATGCGGTACGCACCGATCTGGGACTTGCTGTCCTTCCAGCTCTTCCGCACCCGGTAATAGCCTTCGGTCAGTTTCTCGGGATAGGTGGCCGGTTTAACGGTGGTTTCCGGCTCACTAGGAGCAGTTTCCTCCTCCTTGTCCTCTGCGGACAGAAGGACTCTGACAGCCTCCCGGAAGGTGTCCATAGACTTGCCGTGCTTGGGGAACCAGTGCATCACGTCACCGTGATTGGAAGCGATGCCCCGGCGGTAACCTTCAGAGTGGCAGATGATGTCCTTCTCCGTCAGATTATAGAGCTTACAGAGATACACGCAAAGCTCTACAGCCTCCTGATAGACCTTGCCGAAGTAGGTGGCATCAGCCAACCCATCCTCGCAGATCTCAAAGCCAATGTGGGTGTTGTTGGCAGAGCCACCGGCGTGCCAGCCCCGGTGATCCCAGGGCAAAGTCTGATAAGTAGCAATGGTGCCGTCCTTCAGCTTGCCGATGAAGCCGTGGACGCACACCTCTCTGCCGCCGGGATGGTAGGTATTCCAATGGTTGTTGTACTGGTTCACGCCCAGCAAGCCATCATCGGGACCCACATACCGGCGAAGGTTGGGGTTATTGGCACCGGTGGAATGCACCATAATGCCCTTAACGGTAATCTTTCGACCTGCCTTATAACAGGCATTCTCGGTAAAGATCAGCTTATGCAGATTCATATTATTTGTCCTCCTTGGTAGTGGTATTGGTCAGCTGCTTAACCACCTGGTTGGTACCGGTGGCAGACAGACCGCTGGCAGAACCCAGCACGATAGCAACCAAAAGGTTCTCGGTGCCCATTACACCGGGAACACAGTAAAATGCCACCACACCGCAGATTGCGCCCAGTACACAGGCGATCAGCGGAATGAACCGCCGGAACTTCTCATCACCACCCATTGCGGTCTTGACAATGTCGATGATGGTGTACACAATTGCCGCCAGTGCGGGGATCGTAGTAAAACTGGTCATAAAAACTCCTCCTTATTTGTGCGCTTGTTTGTTGATGTGCTTTTCGATTTGGTTAATGGCATCCGTCACAGGACCGTTGCAACCCTGTTCTTTCAAGCCCATAAGGCAAGCAAGTACACCGTGTACCAGCACGGTCTGCTCTTCCTTAATGGCCTTGATGTCCTTATCCTGCTTTTCCTGCTTCAGAAACCATTTGTGGATGGCGAAGATTGCCCCAAACACTACGCCCAACGCAGTGATGGCAGCAGCCAAGGCCGTAATATTGATTTCCATTGGCGTTTCCTCCTTTTGATTTTGGGTATGAAAATAGGCACCCCCAGCGGAGTGCCTAAAATCATTATGTGAGCCATTCCGGTTTGTCCGGTATGGTTTGGGTTGGTGTTCCGTCCAGCCAGCCACGATACCAGTCCTTCAGTTCCTGCCGCTGGCTGTCCGTGAGGGTGTCATACCAAAACTGACCACGATTGATCACAGAGAAGCATTCCTGCTCTCGGAGTAACCGGTAGTCGGCAATTGCCTCCGCTTGCAGCAGAGCAGTTTCCTCTTCGCTGTCAAAGATCGGCACTCCATCTATCACTTTGTAAGCAGAATAATGCTCTGCAAAATGGGTAGGATCTGCCGGCTCCGGAATATCGAAGCCGCCTACCAGTTCACCCACCCAGGCAAAACTGGCAATGTAGCATTTATCGTTCAGTAATACCTGCATAAAAGCCTCCTTAGTTGATGCCGTACACATTCGTGATCACACCGGCATAGCTACTGCCGCCATATGCAAGAGTCACCGTAGAACCGGAATACGAAAGGTTAAAGGTTAGATAGTTGGTTTCGTCCGCCACCTGGTACTTTGTTGCTGTGGTAGTCAGCTTTGCCTTGGGTACTGTCAACGAAATCAAGCCTGCCGACGACTTTGGCTTTGCGATGATAACATAGAAATTGTAATTGCCGTAGTTAAAGGTGGTCGATCCGGAAGACAGCGAACCACTGTACAGGGATGTTACGGACACACCGAGGTTCGTCCGGGCTGCTGCCGCCGAAGTCGCACCGGTGCCACCATTGCCAACCGGTATGGTCGAGCCGGAATGATACACCGAATAACGGGTTCCGGGGTGGGTAGCCGTTGCGCAGTTGGGTGTAAAATAAAGAGTCCCGTTGTAAGCATAGAGACGGTCAAACGCAGTGCTGCTTCGATAAAAATTGATACCTTCTCCCGCCGAATCCACAGCGTCCCCGAAATACATAGCATTAACACCTATGATGTCGGAGTTAGCAAGGCTTAGACCATAATTGCCATCAACTTTGTACTGATTTCCTGTAGTGGTTACGCGGCTAGGTGTAATTGCCTGACCGCCCACGATGGCCGTTGCTGCGGCCGCAGCCGTTGATGCCCCCGTACCACCTTTCTCAACTGGAAGCGTACCAGCGATGTTTGCCACCGGAAGAGATCCGGACAGCGATCCTGCCGACAGCATTCCGGTTACCTCCACGGCACCATCCACAACCGCGTCTCCTACAACATGAAGGGCGGCTTCCGGCTCCGGAGTGTTGATGCCCACCTTCTTCTTTCGCAGTGCGATTAGAGGTGTGCCTTGAGGGATAACATAGTACAGATCCAAAGAGGACAGCGCGTTTAGTTGATCCCGCACCTGCAAATGAAAGTCATACGAAGTATTGGCATCCAGGGAACATAGCTCCAGATTGGAAAAGCTGAAGTTCGTGCCGCTTTTGGTGGTAGTGGATAGGATACTTGTGTAGGAGCCATAGCTCGTCTCGCTCGTTGGCTTATATCTGTAACGGACATACAGCAGGCTGTTGTTTTCGGTTGTGGATGGCTTTATAGAAGATATACTGCCATTAAAAATGAGCTGCATTTCCGCTTCAATATCGTTGGTTCTACGCAAGGTTATCGACTTGATTTTCGGCTTTGCGTATGCCAGCACCGTGATTGTTCGGGTATAGCTCACCGGATATCCACGAGAGTCTGTTGCAGTAACCACCACATCTAAACTGCCAGATTTCGTAACCGCACCCAAATTGAGTGCAGATCCATCGGTATTGGATACAGTAACACCGTTGCAGGTGGCGGCATAGGTAACAATGGTAGCACCATTTCGTGCAGTTGCCTGGGCAGGCGTGACTTGCAGATAGGAATGTCCTTGAATGAAATATTGGTCATTCCCGGTAACCGATACTGTATTGGTTCTGCTGTCGCAATAGGAAAACGATCCCATAGACGGCCCGGAATTGGCTTCCGTGGTCTGCACAGTACCTTTCTGAACGGAGGTATTGCCGATCTGCGTTGAACCGCTAAGCGTCTTTAGCTCAAAGTTCATATCAAAGGACTTTATGGAAGCCATCGTTGAGAGCAACGTTGTTCGCTGTGCAGCCGTAAGGGTTATTGTACGATCTGCGGTGCCTTTTGCCCATCCGGTAATCCCGGAGATCGTGAGGTGCGTTGTGCCACCGTAGGTCAAGCTGAGCGTGTGGGTGTAGGCTGCTTCATACACCGTTACGTTCATCGAAATGGTCACGGTCGCCGCATCGGCAGTAACGGCCGAAACGCTGTTTACGGTTGATCCGCCCAGGGTTTTTACTGAAATTGTACTCGACTCGCCATAAACATGGTTGCTTGTTTTTCGCACCGCAACACGGACTTTATAGATGGTGTTAGGGGTAAGCCCCGTAACAGTACAACTTGCAGATGTTCCTGCAGATGCTGAGATATCGTGTCCCGTAACTCCATCATCCAAACTGTAGCTCCACTGATCGGAGGTAGCAGAGGAAGTAGCAGAGATTTTGAAACTATTAGCCGTAATATCCGAAATTGAACAGGATACGGTCGGGGCTGTCCGGTCGATTGACGTCAATGAGACATTAGAGGACCCATCAATGGTAAAGCCGTTAGAGGCTAGCTGACTTGTCTGCCAACCACGGAAATATACGGTTATAGGACAAGTTCCTGTGCCGTTATCGTTGTGAGTAACAGTAACCTCACCCCAGGGAGCAGGATCGTAACTGCCGTTGGCGCTGATTGATGTGTAGGTGTTGAGTGAACCTGGGCGGACAGAATGCGTACCCATAGTGGAGTCGAAGGTAACTACCGTTGCCCCATTAATCTGCAATGAGCCACTCAAATAGTAGGTGTATCCGTACCAACTACTGTTTTTTACTTGCACATCCGTTATCGTTACAACGGAAGTGTTAGAATACACATCGTATGTTTCTGCCCACAGTATTTTCGCAGTTACACCTTTGGTGCCGGCAATCTCAAAAGAGCCGGTTTTGCCTGTTGCCATAGCTTACCTCCTTAGTCCAGGATGACAATGTTCAAGCCGTCCGAGGCTGTCGGCATCGGTACAAACTTGGTTCTTCCCACGGTCAATTCGCCGTCCACCGTGGTTTTCTTGGTTATGGTTTCGTCCTTGTTCAGGGTGAAGATTTTTTCCTCATTGTAATAACCAGAGAATTCTGTGTTATTGATAACCGTCCGTTGAGCGGAGTCGGCATTGGACACCTCAATACCCCGGCGGTCGATCTTTACCTCTGTGGTGTAGATCTCATTGGGAGCCGGTGTCCACTTGTGGATCGTGCTGCCTTCCGCAATGATAATGTCAGAAACATAAAGGCTGGCGATCCGGTTGTAGATATACAGAATGAGCGTGCTGTCCTGCACATCCGGGATAACCCCGTGGTACTCCGTCCAGCCGAAGGTGGCAGTAGTGTTGAAGAGATAGGCATACTTATTACCGTTATACTGCACCCGGAGGTAGGAGCTGTAGCTCTTGCCGGTTTTCTTAGCCCGGACAGAAACAGCATAAGAAGTGCCGGTAACCACCCCGGTAATCGTCTGCTTCAGCGTGGAGGTTGCCCCCAACACAAAGCAGGAATCCGAGGTGGT